TAGCATCATTTTATAATCAAATCCACTAATAGCTATTAATCCATCACAAGTAACATTCCATGAAGTAATATCACTTTTAAACTCCTTAAACCAATCTGAATTGTAAGAAGTTACATCTAATTGACTTGTATTGGTATCAAAAGAGCAGTTAGTAGAAGCAGCAAAAGGAACGTAAGTTCCTCCAGTTCCACGATAGTATAAAATCAAATTTGTTCCGTTAGTTGCCATTACATTTGTTTTAGGTAATTGTGTATCTTCCAGTTCCTTGTAAAGATATTGAGTAAGTTGCAGTGCTTTCTACTTGACCACTATTATTAATTGAAACAATATTAGTTGTTCCTGCAATCATATATGATGGAGACGTACCTATAGTAAGTCTTATTAATATAGGAGTCCTAGCTAATTGAGCATCAAACATTAACTTAGGTTCAAAATTACCATTAACAATTAGTCCGTCACACTTAACTGTCCAAGAAGAAATATCTATAGCAGAATTAGCAAACCACCCATTGCTACTAGATGAAGTTTGAACTATATCATTAGATGTATCAAATGAGCAGTTTTTAGCCGCAGCAAATGGTATTGCGGTAGAGCCATTCCAATAATATAAAACCACATTTGTTCCTAAAATTGCCATATTGTTGTTTTTAACTATTCAGTAACCAGCTAACAGTTTCTGTAGATGCGTTATCTGTATCTGTTATTTCTAATAATTGTATGCTAGTTGATTGGTCAATGTATGGTATTGCTGATATTCTATTTAACAGAAACTTTTTGCCATTATAACTTAATGCACTAGACCCAGAATCCGTTACACTATATGTGCTAGATAAATAAATTAATCCATTAGCATCAAACGTTTTTCCTAAGTCTCCTTCTAATGTAGCATAGTTCCTATTTAATAGATTAGAAAACTCCCTAGCTAATAATATAGGCAAAGATGCAAAAGACTCTGCAGCGTGTCCATATCTATACCATGATGTAATAGGACTAAAATTGCTATAGAATAAAGCACCGTAACAATTAGGAATATCAGCCCTATAAATACCTAAAGAACTATCAAGCTCCCTAGTTAAAGAACTTGTTGTAGTTATATATCTTGTTATTAATAAAGAACTTGGTAACGCATTTGAAGATGGCGTTGCATGAGGGTATCTTAAATATACTGTTCCAGCAACCACACATTCAAATTCAACTCTAAAATATCCTTCTACATTATAATTTGTTCCACCAATATTAAATGCACCTAACTCGTAATTATAAGTTATTGTTTGAAATACACTAGCACCAGTGTAATTAACATCAAAAGTATTAACTACTCCAGGAGCACCCCAAACACCACTTGAATCAACATAAAACTTTTGTCCAATAGAATTTTCTACATAGACTCTTATCCTCATGGTTGTTCCAATACTCATTGCTGTATCAAAAGAGAGGGTAAATCCTGGAGGAGAAAAATAAGGTAAAGTACCAGGAGCAGTATATTTAAAAACTGTAACATTTCCACCACCAGCAGGTATGGTAAATAAAACTACATCGTAAGGGTCAGATGGATAAGATATTAATGAAACAGTAGCACTTCCAACCTCTGTAATATTCCAATTATTAATAGCACCTCCACTGTTTATTTTAAATGTACCATTTGATATGTATTCACTTGTAAATTTAACTGGAGCATTAACTTTTATTACTGGATAACCCTTTCTAGTTATTTTAGTTTGATTATTATTAACAAAGTGAATATTGCCACTAGAATATGGTGCTATACTTACAGCATTACTTAATGTACCACCAGTAGACGTTCCAGTGCTTAAATTATACTTTGTAAAATAAATTGTCGATGCAGCCATTTGATTAGCTGACATAATCCACCAATCTCCATTTTTTTGAAATAATCTACACCCAAAAGATTTAACTATTTTTTCTATTAAATCATAATAGCTAATTTGCTGCAAATCTCTTTTATAAATATATGTTTGAGCAAATGGTTCATTAGCAGCATTTGCACCTCTATTAGCCATAGCAGAACCAAAATAAGAACAACATTGGTATAAACTTGGTGCATTAACAAATCCTATTGAATTTAACCCTTGAGCTAATACAGCATATAGACTTTCTAATTGATTTGATGAGTCTGTATAAGGATAAAAAGTATTTTTCATAAATGACAAAGCATCTATGCAAATAATATCTACTTGCGTTGTACCAGTACTAAATGGTACTGTTACATAGTCATTAAAAGTATAACCCCTCCATACGACAACCTCTCCTCCACTTGAAGCTAAACGAGTTACTTCTACATAGTATAATTTATCATTATAAGTAAGTAAGTCTGGGAAATTGCTATTATCAGTAGCAGTACTCATTAAAAATGAGATATTTAATTGAGATGATATGATACCAGGTTCTGGCTCATCACTATTAGAATTTGGACTTAATGAAACAGATACTGCCTCATAATTATAAACAGAACCAGTATATCCATCTTCATAGATATTTACTAATAATTTAGTATCATCTCTTAATGCTTGTTGTAATAGATATCTTTTTCCGTATGCCATTATGCTAAACTAATTGTTTGTCCTTTAATATTTGATGCTTTTTGTGCTCTATTTACCGACAAAAGTAAGTCTTGTCCTCTTAATACGAACGTTCCACCTTGTCCACCACCTAACATATCTTTTAATTTGTCTAACGGAGCGATTACCTCTGGATTAGATTTAGCTCCTGGATATTCACCCATAAGACCCATGGTTGGCCCAGAAACAATACCTCCATTTGCAAAGGCAGGAATATTACCAGCAGATGCACCTCCTCCACTTGTTTTATTAATCCTAGATTTTAATAAGGCACCAGCAGCAACCAAGGCTATACCAGCTGCAATAGCAGCGTATGGATTAGTAAATGCTTTTTTAAACGCATCCATAGCAACACCATAAGCAATTAACGCCTTTCCAATGTCTTGTAATCCAGATGATAATAAATCTAAGAACCCACCAAATAAATCAACCGTTTCTCCTCCCAATGCCTTACCAATATTTTCTCCTAACAAGACAATTGAGTTGGTAGCCATGTCAGAAATAATACCATTTACCTTTTTCATTGCTTCGGCACCTCTAAGTGCCTTAGTGTCCATCGCCTCTAATTTGCCATTTAGTTCATCATAGTATTGTAACAATATTGGAAATGCACCAGTTCCAAAAGCAGCTTTCATAGCATTACTTACTTGGGTCATTGATGACTTTACAGCCTCTTGTTGTCCAATTAAATTATCTTTATTTAGCCTTAATTTAACTCCAAGTTCAGATTTTATTACATTTACTTGGTCTTTACCAAGTTTTTCCTGCTGCTTTAATAATTCTTCATTTATTTTCTTATCTACATTTAATAAAGAATTTTTTACATCAGCATATTCATTTAGATAATCTTTTTCTAAAATAAGTCCATTATCTAATCTTTCTTTTAACGACAGTAATTGTTGACCATAAATTATTTTTTGACTCTCTAAATCATCTTCAGAAAGTTTTATTCTAAGAGCAAAGTCTTGTTTTTCTAAATCGTATGAATCCTTAGAATATTCTTCTTCTAATAACTTGATTTTGTTTAACATAGTTTCATCAATATTCTCTATAGCCTTAGCCTTTTGAGAACGACTTAATGTACTATTCCTAATACTAACTCTTTCATTTTCAGTTTCATTAGCAAGAACATCTTTTTGTAACTGAAGTCTTGTATCTAAATCATTTTTAGATAATTGAATTCTTGATTTTAATAAGTTTATATATGAATCATCTTTTCCAGCCTTGCCACCCTTGCCAGTTTCACCAAATTTACTATTAGCAACAGTTGCATCTTTTAATGCTTTTGCATAGTTATCAGTAAGTTTAATGTTAGTGCTTATTAAAGCCTTCTTATCATTATCTAGTTTATTTATCTCACCATTTACCTTTCTTAAATCTGCATAAACATCTAGTAAATCTCTTGACTCATTTGTTTGCTTACCCCTTATTTCTCCTAATAATTTTTGTCTAACTATGTCTTTTTCATCTGTTTGAGATTTGAGCTTATCTTGCTCTATAATATTATCAGCAATCTGAGAAGCATATTTTTCAGCAACAGCTAACTTAATCAAACTATCTATATACCCATCAAGACTTTTTTTAACTTTCTCTGTATTTATATTAGCTAAAGTTAATTTTTCATTATGAGTACCATATAACTCATTTGCCTTTTTAAGTGCCTCATTTCTTGTTGCATCTGACTGTGTAACATCTCTAGCTATTGTAACATATTGCTGTAACAATATACCTTGTGCTCTTGCAGATGTAGTTGACTCTAATATTTGGTCTCCAAGACTTTCTTGTTCCTTTTTTAAATTCTTACTTTCAGCTGCTGCTTTTCTTTGTGCTTCATCTAAAAATGTAAAACCAGCTATAATAACAGAAAATGCTAAATAAGCAGCTCCACCCACACCAGCAATTCCACCAATTACTGCTGGTAAGTTATTCTGAATAGCCCTAAATCCATAAGGTAAATCTTGTACAACTAAGGCTATATTAGTCCATTGTCTACTTGACTTACCTAATGTTGTTTGTGTAGAATTAAGTGATGTAGATAGCCTATCATAATTGGCCTTCATCTCTACAATCTTCTTATCTGCTGGATTCAATCCATTGGTAACCAAACGAACCATCTCTTTTTCAAGAGCAGTTACTTGAGCTTGTGTATTTTTTGCTGTATTACCAAATATCTTAGTAGAAGCCTCAATCTTTTTTATATTAGCTGTAAACCTATCTTCTGCGGTTATGACAATTTTAACACCTTCTTCGTTAGCCATTGTTATACTGGTTTAATATTTTCGTATTTCTTTAGAACTTCTTGTAACTCATCGTCACTCATTATTCTTACATTCTTCTTTCTATTCCTCTTATCACAATCTAACTCAATCAGCTCAGTTGGCTTAACCTTCTTACCTTTTGGCAGCTGGATATTTATAAGCAGAGTAGTTTGCCATCTTGCTCTTACCCACTCTTGCTCCTCTTTATGCCTATAACCATACCAAACAAAATCCAATTCAGCCATGGTCATATCCCAAAACAAATGGGGAAGTATTTGACACTCCCCCATTGTATATCTTTCTATGTCAAGCCATTCTAATTTTTTTTTTCTTCACCATCTTCTGTTGACGTAGAACCTGGTTGCTCCAATCCACTAATCATGCTTTCTGATAATGCAGCCATTATTTCTTGGAATTTTGCTCCTGCGATACCGCCCATGTCATCAACCCAGTCACAAACATCAACTTCTGTAAAGTTAGCAGTCTTTCCTTCTTTTATGAATTCATACTCTGCAGCACTTCTAATCAAGTTAACTATTGCGTCTAATGCGTCTTTGCCACTTAAAGCTATTCCTATTTCTGTTGGTCCTATACCTTGTAACTTACAGAATCTCTTTAGAGACCATGTACAGAAACGTAACGGTATTACCTTACCATCAGAAAGTGATAGGTTAAATTGTCCTCTCATATATTTTGGTTTTTAGTTTATGCGTTGGTAGTCATCACTAATGCTCCAGTACCAGTGAATGATGCAGAGAAAGTAGCTGGAGATTCCATGTCACCAGTAAAGTCTAAAGACTCAACCGCTGCAGTTCCAGTCCAAATCTTGTCACCACTAACAAAAGTAGAGAAAGTCAAAGTAACATCAGTTCTTGAGCTAACAGAAGAGAATAAGTCCTCTACGTTTACTCCAGCAGCAGCAGATTCGATAACCGCTAAACCATCTGTAGAAACTGACCAAGAACGAACGCCTTGAATTTGTTGAGCCCATCCACCACTATCTTTTGTAGTAGATTCTGGTAAGTCTGTGCTTACGCTAAGTGAACAAGATGTAGAGTGAGCTACTGCTACACCACCTATTTTAACGACTAATAAAGTACCGTTAAATACGCCAGTTGTTGCCATTTTATTTGTTTTTTATGTTATTATTATAATGTTTGAGTCACAAAGTGATTAACTATGATGACTCTTCTAAAAATATATGTTTCTTCTACATAGTCAAAAGTAGCCTGGTTTGATGCCATATTCCTTGTAACTATCTTGAAATCTGGAGAAGCATTTGGATAATCTGCAGGAGCTGTTCCTATGATTTCCAGTAAGTCATTAGCCCATGTGTCTACCGACTTTTGTCCTACTTCTCCAGACTTAAATGTTCTATAAACAATGTCAAACTGTATGCTTACATCAAAGTTATAGCTTGTTTTATCACTATTCTCTACTGATGTCTGAGAACTTATTAACAAGAATGGAGGCTCTGAACCATCTGGAGCTATTGTATCATATACCGATAGCTCGTAGTCAGCAGCGTTTATCTTGTCGAAATAAGCCTTTCGTATAGCATATCCGCAGTCTTTCATTATCCTTCTACCTCTTGTTCTTTAACTTCCGTTTGTTGGCCATTTTGAGCCTCATTTAGCTCACCAAAGAACTTAATAAGGGGTAAGCCATACTTTGTCGGTAACTCTTGGAAAAAGCCATCTAATTGCTTAATTTGCTCTACGTTTAATGTTATTGTCATATTTGGTTATTTTTACAAATTTAGGTAAAATTATTTAGCTTTCAATTCATCAATTTCTGCCTTCAATTCTTGGATGGCTGCAGTTAAGAATG